GGAAGGCATACCGCAGTAAGGTTTCCACACGGTCCCCAAATTCGGCGGTCCGTTCGTGTCTGCGCGTGTCTCGTCCATTTCTTGCCACCCTCGCGCGCGTCGCTCCAAGTCGCACACACGGAAGCACACACGACCCGACGGCGCGCGATTTCATTCTCCGATTTTTCGCGAATGCAAAGGGGAAGGGCGGGGGGAGCCTGGACGGGATGCAGGGGGGCGGGGCCTTGGTGGTCCTGGGTCTCGTTTTTTCGGTACCTGCCGGCGCGTCGATCGTCGCGCCATGTCGAAAACGTGACACGCCGCGGCCTTTTTGCGTTTTGCTAGTAGATGGGACGGCGATGCGTTTTTTTGGGTTCTCCTTTTCTCGCCGCCCTCCTTCGGTAAAACCAATGGACGCAGCCCTCGAGAAGCTCACGCTCACCGCTCGCCTCGCGCTCATGCGCGTAGGTGTCAACAAGCCGCACCGCGACAAGGTTCTCGCGCACGTTGAGAAGGACGTCCGGCTCTGGTGGGCAATTGGCAAGCGCTTGGGGCAGTACTGGATCGACGCGCGAGAGAAGGACGCAGCGCTGCAGACCTACGAGGGCGCAAAGAAGCGCGCGGCCCCGTACCTCGTGAGCGACTCGGCGCTCCGTACGATGCCGAACTCGGTCCGCTGGCCGCTTGTCAACGCTATCAAGAACGTTCAGAAGTATGACCACCGCGCGCGCTTCGCCGATTGGACGACGTTCTTCTGGGACGACGCGGAGCGCTTCCTCGGCTGTCGTTACCGCCACCCGTGCAGCGACTCGCTCCCGGACTCGGTGAGCTTCTTGGATTTGCTCGAACGTATCCAGACACGGCACGGAAAGAAGACGGCGGACCACGTTGAGCGCGCGGCCTGCTTGTTCAGCAAGATGACGCGCTTCGAAAATGACAAGCTCGGGACGCGCCGAATGATGGTACTCGAGGCCGGGCCACTGTACGCGCTTAAAAATTCGCTCTTTGTGTGTCGTTAAAATACACAGCACCTAAAAAAGTTTTTTTTTGCTCGACTGGGGGCGGCGGCGCGGGCAAATGGGTTCTCCTTTTCTGGTCGTCCTTCTTCGTAAGTTCACCAAAAAATGCAGACCCGCCAGGCTCTCCGCGTCGCTCAGCTCTCCGCCCTCGTTCGGGTCCTCCCGCTCGACGTTGCGCGCGTTGTCTTCCGCTTCGTCGAAGATGACACCAAGGCCGACGACCTTGCGCTCGCTAAGCTCTTGAAGCACCAGGCGCGCATCGAGGTCTCCGAGGTCTTCCGCGCTGTCCGTTCCATCGGCAACACCTTGGCGCAGCGTTACAGCGAAGACCTCGGGGACTTCATCACGGCGATGAGGTTCTCCGCCAGAGCTCGCCAGATCAGCGACTCAACGCTCTCCCTTTCGCTCCGCTGGCCGGAACTTTCGGCCCACGAGCGCGCGCGCCTTGTCGGTGTTCCTGGCGTGTCTCACGCTATGGGCAGCCGGTACGTTATCGCGAGCGTTGACGATCTCGACCCCGGCGCCCGCCTGACGTTCGACTGCTTCGCGCGCCGGTTCATCCGTGCCCACGTGGCGAGCTGCAAGACGCCACGCTACTTCCGCGGAGTGTGGGGCCGTGACGGTGGGGCGTTCCTTTCCTGCCTCGCTGTTCCGGGTCTCCCTACGCTGCACGACGTTGAGCTCCCAAGCCTCGACCATCTGCGCGAGTACGTCGCGGCGTTTGACGCGTACCTCTACCCGGACGACCTTGAAGACTACGACACCGACGACGAGGACGAGGTCTCGGGGCTCTTCGACCAGTAAAACAAAGCACACACACACGGGGCCGCGGCCCCATTTCTTTTTTTTTGTTTTGGTGCCGCGCTTTTTCTGGCGTCATAAAAATCTCCGAGAGTAGATCAACCAAAGCGGATCGCCAGAGAATGGAGATCCCCACCCACGACACCGCGCGCGACGCCTGCGCCTTCGCTCTCAAGCGTGTGCGGCTTGTCACAGTCTCGCAAGTGTTCGGAGACTCGTTCGAGTGTCCGGGCTTCGTGGATGCTTTCGTTTCGATGAACAGGGCACGCCAAGACCTCCGCACCGTGAGCCCGATCTCCCACTCGACGGGGTACGGCTTCCACCTCGCGGCCTTCCCTGTGTCTCTGTACCCGACGCCCGGCGAAGTTCGCGCGATCCTGATGCGTGACGATGTCCGCCCAAGCCTTGACGATTGGGGCACCTGCGCGGCCGCTCTGTTCTCGATCCTCTCAGGAGTCGCGACGATTGGCGACGCTATGGCCCGGATCCGGTACGCACTCGACGACGACGACGAACCGGCCGACCTTGTGGGCATCCAGTCGCACGGCTTCGAGACAATCGAAGAGATTGAGATCTCCGTCCTTGAGATCCTCCACGAGTTCCCGGTCCTCCGCCGAGCCTACGCGACGCGCACCAAAGCGGCCGCTCGTGTCCTCCGTCTCGGTTCTCTGCCAGGTAACCCACGCGGCGGCCTCTGCTCCATTGGTAAGCGCATCTTCCCGGAAGCTATGGCGTGGCAAGAGTGGGACACAATCGGCCGACTGATCGACGGACGCCCGCGAGTATACAAGCCCAAACCGGCCGGCGTTGACCTGATCCCGTTGACCGACTCGACGGAGTGTCCCGTCTGCCTGGACACCGAACCGCGCACGCGTCGCCTTATGTGTGGCCATTCCGTCGGAGATGAATGTCTCCACAAGATCGCGGAGACAACGGGCTCAATTCGCTGCCCACTCTGCCGCGCGCTTAGTCCGGTATCCGTTAGCTGTGTCGTCTGTAACGACTCCGGGCTCGTGTTCCTCTCCGGCTGCTGCGGTGCCGTTGTCTGCTCCCGCTGCTGCTCTTCATCTCGCCGTTGTGCCTCGTGCCTCCCTCGTTAAAATCGGGAGCCCGAGCCGTTTTTTTTTCGTACCGCTTTAGAAAAAGCAAGGAACCCCAGAAAAATGCCGCGAAATCTGCCACCCACGGAAGGCGACGAGCTCCAGACCCGTGTCGAAATGTTACACAAACGAGCCGAGAAGGCGCGCGAGAAGTATGCAACAGACGAGGCACACAGAGAGGCAAAGAAGGCATCCGCTCTCGCTCGGTACTACTCGAGCCACCCGATGGCCCGCCGTACGGTTCGCGTGGTTGGCTCTGCGTTTTTCGTGGCCGCTGCGGCCTCCCCACTCGTAGGCGCCGGAATCCTGGCCAGCATGGCGATGTCGTGAAAAATGAAGAGCGTAAAATAATTAAATTTTTTTTTCACGGAAGCGCGGGATTCTCAGATTTTTTTTCTGATGCACTAGGGTAAATAAAAAGCAGAGACCCAAAAGGTAAAATAAACCAAAAAAATGCCAACCGCCTCGAGTGTGAACAAGGCTGCAAAGCTTGAGACTCTTCGTCTGGTTAATAACCTACGAGGAGACATTATCGGGATCATTAATCGCAGACGCCAGCGTGTCGGAGATGACGTGCTACCTCCGTATCCAGCTCTCGTCGAGGCGAGCAGGATTGGATACAAGATCATTCTTACAGCCAAGTTTTCTCGCGCGGATGACGACTTGGTCATGGATGTCATTACGATGCCAGATACTGAAATCGCCCCTTACTTTGGGCGTGGGACGAGCAAGAACTTATCCGTGAACGTGCGGATCGGTCGACCTACCCGTGAACTTCTAGGCCGGATTAATCGTAACGTTCAGCGCGACGCTCCGGTCGACGGAGTTCCACGTCAGATTCAAGAACAAGTTGCCGCCCAGCGCCCGTACATCGTCCCTCCTCCTCCTGATGTCGTTCAAGCCCAGCTCGACGAATTCGTTACTCGTCCGCGTCGTGACTTCTTGGGCGACAAGGAAGAAATCGATGGTCAGTATAGAGCTATGATGGAAGAGATCGAAGTTGCTCGTCAAGGGATAATCGACATTATCAACCAAGGACGAGAGGAGCCACTCAGTGATGACGAGGCAGAGAGACTCGCTGAAGAGCTTGGGTATGGAATTCGTATTGTAGCTACGTTGAACGACGGAGAAATTATCGAACGGATGGATGGTCTTACTGTTACACGCGCCGACTTGTTCAATGACCAGTTCTACAACAAAGACACGGTAGAGTGGGAAATAACAACGTTCGAGCCGACCGAAGGAGAGCAGGCCGTGCAGAACTTCATGGACGGGATATCCAATTGTCTCATGAAGCCTATCATCGACATGTTGCAAGAGAAGCTTGATGCTGCTACTAACAAGACCGCAAAAAATAGGATGTCTTCTAAGCTCGACACGGCAAAGCGCATGCAATGGATGTACCTACAAGACGGTGTTCCTCAGTCTCATGTACAGAGAATTTCAGACGAACTAGGAATCAACATCTTCATCGATGCTCCGTTCCAGTGCGAGTTCATCAAGGCTAGGTGTAAGGGGTATTGTTATGGCACTGTCCATGTACTGAATACGCGCACAAATCACGTAGACAGGATCAATGAGATCACGACAAAGAACACTGTATTTGTTACACGCGAGGAACTCGACGAAAAAATAGCTAGCCTTCGCAAGTTCAAGTCGTACTTCGAGTATCAGAGACACGGCAACGTGATCACATACGTGCGAACGCTCGGTGGAACGTATCGTGTCAAGGGACATCTTGCGGACTTCACGAATGAGCAAGAACGTAAGTATGGCCTTGATACCGCCAAGCTGTGTGACGTTAATGACGCAAAGCTAAGCCGATTCATTCGGTGTGGGCTCCGATTCAACACGCACGTCGATGTCCAAGATACGTCAGCTTATGCTCGTACGATAGACGACGAGCTTACAGATGGGATCTCTGATTACAAGAAGATCGACATGAAGAATGCATACAAGAACTTCTTCCGGTGCAAGCAGTACTCTGGAATCCTTACTAAGATTCATGTCTTCCGCCCTATGACCGCAATGGTCAAAGACACTGAGGGCTACTACTTGATTGAGAACGTTGTTCTTGCTGAGCCTATCAAGACGATAGACGAGAAGCTTGGCGGTGTCTTTGTGTCTGGGTCCGTTTACACAAGACCTGAGCTACAGTTCTTGACTGAGCACAATTGCACGTATGACATCACTTTCGGTGCAGTAGGTCCGTCGAACAAAGAGTTCCGATTCGATGATCCAGTGTGGGACGAAAAGGAAAATGGTGTACGATTGTATGCCAAGTGGGTAGGCAAGAAGGCGGCTAAATATAGTAAGGCTTCGCACTTCGTGAGTGGACCGCAGAAGTTCTTGAATCACGTTGCAGCGTGCGTTAAGAACCACAGTTCAGGTGCTACTGCACGTATTATCGATGAAACAAACGAGCTGTATGTTACTTACAACGCAGAGCGATCAGATCATCTTGCGCAGGTTTCTGGTTACATTGCGGCTTACACGCGCCTTCAGGTCCTTGAGCAATTACTTGCAATGGACATTACAAAAGTACTACGTGTTGCGAGCGATGCCGTTTACTTCATCGATCACGAGTTCGAGCTTTGCAATGTGTTCAGACACGAGTCGGACATCATGAAGGGCAATACGCCTGGATGCAGCTACGTAAACACAGATATCTTCGATAAGCGCGATCTTCCTGAATGCATTGCGAGAGAGTACAATAAGATTGAGTATCACGAGGGAGCCGGAGGATCGGGCAAGACTCATTACAACATCCATGACAAAGGACTTCAGCGAGTCATCTATGCTAGTCCGACTCACAAGCTTGCTCGGTCGAAATCACAAGAAACTGGCGTACGCAGCGTAGTGTGGGCTCGCCTATGCAGCGCTAACCCCGAAAAATGGGCGTTTATCCTCAAGTTCTACAACGTAATCATCGTTGATGAGATCAGCATGATGCCTATTAGGACGCAGAGACTGATCCAAGAACGGTTTCCTGATCATATGATCATATTCTGCGGAGATCTGTGTCAGCTGCCTCACTACGAGAAAGACGGAGACGGAATCGGATTTGACGCGGCAGGAATCGCGAAGATCGTTCACACAGAGAACCACCGAATCGCTCCAGGAGACAAACTGCTCGGTATTCTAAACGATATGCGAGCGAACATCGATGTTCCTGGATACGCTAAACAGATAGCCGCATCATTCCAGCGGATTCGACTAGAGTCCGTATTCCAAAAGTACGTTTCAGAGGACATGATTCTCAGCTACTCGAATGACCGAAAGGACTTCTACTCTGATAAACTTCAGGCGCTCGGAAAAGAAGACAAGTGGATGGTCAAGGACAAGAATGCAAAATATTGCCGCGGAGACATCGTTATAGGCGAGAAGCCAAAAGTAACGTGTAAGTTACAGCATGCATTCACAGTTCACTCGGTTCAGGGCGAGACGGTAGAGACCAACCTATTCATCGACGAGGAGACATTGTGTGACAATAGACTCGCGTATACCGCACTTAGCCGAGCACGCAGACACTCGCAGATCTACATTACGAAGTAAAAAAAAAGAAAACCAAAACATTACACTGGGCTCTTGCACTCCGGGCACTGGGCGAACTGCGGTCCGTTCTCGGGCTGCACGATGCACGCGCGGCTAAATCGAACGCTGTTCGTCTCCGACCACCCGTACGACGACGCAGCCTCCGCTGCCTTTTGGGCGTTGCCATAGACCTTGAGGAAGTGCTCGCGCACGTCGCCTCTATCCAAGCTCGCCCCGCACCTCCCGCACTCCATTTTTTTGTTTTGTCGTTTTTGGACCTCACGGACCACATTTTTTTTATTTCGGAGTGCCGTACACGATCGTGAAGTCCTTGTTCTTGTGCGACATATTGACGCTATTGAACGAGCTATATGCAGCTGGACTCTGGAGCGCATAACTGTACGCTCCGTTGATCTTGGTAGACTTGCGGATTGGATGAAGCCCGTTAGACCGTAACCAACGAAGTGAGCTTGCAGTCGTCCATTTTGACGCCGGAAACGTTGCTGCCGTAACGTGCTGAAGGCCAGTCCCATTAACTGTAGGCGACGAGGTAGGGTCTGCGATAGCAAGCTCGCTTAGATGCGCTGGTGGATTGGTAGCAGGAGGAATCTGCACAGTTTGAGCAGGAGCACGGTCAGTTTCTACTGCCTGGCTTACCATTGCAAGCTGCTTAGCAGTCAATGTCGGCACGGTAGGTGCAGCAGGTTCTCTTAAAATGCGTGCATCAGGATCTCTCCTATTAGCTTCTGCAAATAGTCGTTCTCTTGCAGACCGACCAAGGACTTGTAGAGCCGCGGTTGTTCTAAGTTCAGACGGAGTTATAGTCGGATCCGCTATTTGACTATTGGCTCTATTGACCGCTTCGGCCTGTCTCTGGAACAGTTCGTTACGCTTTTCGATGTCAATCTTCTTTTTAGCCGCCATCAGGGCCTCGATGGTTCCGGGCTTGTATCCTTTGTTCGACGCAATTGTCGCAGTGACAAACGACTGTATGGCGTCGAGTTCTTCTGGCGAAACTCCGACTACCTCTGAAGAGGGATCCTCAGCAATTTGCGCTTGAAGCCTTTCAACTGAAGGAGCCGTTGCCTTATACCTCTCAACATTAGCGCGGCTCTTCTCCGCTGCGATTTCTGCTTCCCTTGCTCGAGTGCCACGAATGAATTGCTCTTGCTGCTGCCGAAGAGCCGCGTTCTCCAACCTTATTGCCTCTTGAGACCTAACCAATTCTTGTTGAAATGCTTGTTCAGTCCCAGGAATAGCAATCGACTGTGGTACAGAAGCAGGAGCCGGATCAGAAGATGGAGTTGCCGCTGCTGTTTCATTTAGGAGCTGCTGCTGTCTCTCGAGTATACTCTCAAGCTCTCGTCTTGCTCCAGCAAGGCTACGGCCTGCTCGCTTCAAATTCAGCTGCTGTTTGATTACAGACGCTCTCTCCTCCAGCATACTCAGTTCGTCGCTAACTGCAGATACAGACGGAACACTAACAACCATTTGCTGGGCTGGAGGAGAAGTATCAATCGATCCTAGTAGATATCGTATCCTCTCGATGTTCTCATCTCTCTCTTGTGCTAGAACCTCTGCTGAAGAGCTTGGCCTCGTCGAAGAGCTTGGCCTCGTCTGTGCAAGAGCTCTATTTGCATTCTCGACACTTTGTTGAAGCCGTGCGATCTCATCATTCAGACCACTAATAGAAGAGAGAGGCTGTTGAGGCCGTTGAGGCCGTTGAGGCCTATTAGTACCAAGACGCGGCTCTTCCTTAGCATAGGCCTCAGTTGCCTCAACTGCCTCAGCTTCCTTACGAACAAGACGCTTCATCGCCGCTTCCAGTTTCTTAATCTGATCGTCGCTGATTCTACTAGTAGTAGAACTCGCTGCACTACTACTTCTTCCTGATGTAGGCGCAGAAAGAAGTGAACTAAGCGACTCTCTTGTAGATGCCACACTGGTTCTTCGTGTAGAAAGTTCATCTAGTTCCTTCTTTATCGCTATCGCGCTTCTCCGTGAAATCTGCCTGGCGTTTGGGAGAGTTGTCCGAGCCAAAAGCTGTCGACCAGTAGGCCTGGCTTCCTCGTCAAGTAGAGCCTCAAGATCATCGAATCGTCCAGCGTCTCCAGGACCAGGACCAGGACCAGTCGCAATAGATTGACGAAGAGGAGGACCACGTCCAGGAGGCCCGGTAGGAAATGTATTCGATGCAGGCCAAACCGGCATTCCTGCAATCGGAGCAAACGACGTCTTGTATTTACGTGCAAATGGTTCAGCCGCACGCAACGAAACTCCATACGGAAGCATTCCGGTAGAGAACGAATCCTGGAGTGCACGGGTCATTTGTTCAGTAAGACGCTGACCTGGATAATCATGGGCAAATCGAAGCCGTGCACGCTGTTGCTCAAGTGCGTCTCTTCCTATCCGACGAGGCATCGGCTTGGTCAATCCTACGTTCGCAAGTGGTCCAAGAAGATCATTGGAATCCGAAACTCTTGTTCCTAGTTCCTTACGAGGCCTACCAACAGGTCGTTTTGCTGGAGCCGTAGTAGCCTTCTTTTTTACGACGGCCTTGACGGCCTTCTTCTTCTTCGGAGGCATTGGTTTTGCTTTTTTGTGTATATATGACAAAAGAAAAAAAAATTCGTGAAACTCGAAAAGTCCACTTATGTCCGTATTCCGAATCTTTAGCGCTTTCGACGACCACCGGTCACATTGCCGCCAGTAGCCTTCATCAGAGCAGCCATGCCCATTAGGCCGCCTGGCAACATGAGCAGAGGCAGGAATCCGCCCTTCTTCACCGTCTTCTTCTTCGGAGGCATTTATAGAGGCCCGTTGATTTTTTTTTCTTTTTTGCTATTGGTACGTGAGATTTTATTTTTCAAGGCAACGTGTACTTCTCGGTGACCGTGTAAATATAGTTTGCACCGCCTGCTCCTGACATTACTACGCGAACCTTGTAGAACGGGTGAGTACCATCGCCGTCACTCGAGATCGTGAAATCTATTTGACCAGTACTCGGCTGGTACCAGTAGTCATTGGAGGTCGTGCTGAGAATCATGGACGAACCAGACGGGAAAGACCCACCGTTATTGATGAGAACCACCGCGTATACAGCCGTTCTGGCGGTAGGCTGGCGGATCATCAGTTCATTCGACGACGAGTTCCAGCCTATGATAACATACGAATCCGCGAAGAATCCGGCTGTCTCATTATTCGTCGATCGTGTGAAATTGACATAAGTCGCGTTTCCTTCACCGGCCGGGCCTGGTACGCCCTGCGGGCCCTGGATTCCTTGAACTCCTTGAACTCCTTGAATTCCCTGTGCGCCCTGTGGAATGGTGAAGTCGAAGATAGCTGCAGAACTGGTACCACTGTTGATTACTGATGCGGAAGTCCCCGCCGCTCCCGTCGTAGTGATACCAGCACTGATAGTCGCAGCAACTCCGGCACTGCCAGCAGGTCCCTGAATTCCTTGGATTCCTTGGATACCCTGTAAGCCCTGCTCTCCCTGTACGCCCTGTAAGCCTTGTTCGCCTTGTAAGCCTTGCGTGCCCTGCGGCCCGATATTGCCTTGCGGTCCTGCTTCGCCCTGGATTCCCTGTAAGCCTTGGTCGCCCTGTAAGCCTTGCGGTCCGACATTGCCTTGGATTCCTTGCTCTCCTTGAATTCCTTGCGGTCCTTGATCGCCCTGCGGCCCCTGTATCCCTTGCTCGCCCTGCGGGCCCTCGGGTCCTTGGATTCCTTGATCTCCCTGCGGGCCCTCAGGCCCCGTCGGGCCGGCATAAAGTACACCGATCAACAGTTGGTGGTTATTCGCGAATCCAGCCAAGCCGGTGCCGCCTCCGTTAAGAAACACGACAGGGAACGATACGTATGATCCGGTGAAATTGATGGCGGGCTCAGTCAACTTAAAATTCTGGTAATTCGCGCTCTGGTTTTTGTCCTGCACGAGCACAGTAGATCCCGGTGTAGCCTGCTCCAAGATCCGCTCGACGTCGTCGTTGCTGATGTCAAGATGGCTAAAGTACAAGAAATTGGCTTCCGTCTGGTCTACTGCATTCCATCGCAACCGACCAGCAGGAGGAGGAGTTCCTTGAGAAGTCGTGTTTGCGTTATAGTACAAGATCGAACTCGAACTTCCATTTTCGCCGGGAATTCCTTGGTCGCCTTGGATACCTTGTAATCCCTGCGGTCCTTGATCGCCCTGTATGCCTTGCGGCCCTTGATCGCCCTGCGGTCCTTGAATTCCTTGATCGCCCTGCGGTCCTACGAGACCCTGGATTCCTTGGATGCCTTGGATACCTTGGTCTCCCTGCTGACCTTGTAAGCCGATATCGCCCTGAATGCCTTGGATTCCTTGCGGGCCGAGGGGTCCCTGAATTCCTTGTAAGCCTTGGTTTCCTTGCGCGCCCGCAGGTCCGACGATGCCCTGTACGCCTTGAGGTCCTGGTATGCCCTGCGGCCCCTGCGGACCGGGGGGTCCGACGATAACAGGAAATGTGCCATTGTACGTGTTCGCCGTGATCGAGTCACAAACGACTTCTTTTGCATCTACATGACCAAAGACAGGATTAAGCCAGGATTTCAAGTCTACTGTTCCGCTATTTAGAGAGCTCACGTTCATTTTTTTTCTCTAGTGTATAAGACAAAAAAAACAGTGGCTAAAAAATGGGAAATATTGTAACAAGCACGGCTGATATACTTGCCATTATAGGCGGAGCAACGACACTATGCTTAGGCATCTTCGGAGCCGTTAGATACTCGCGGTGCAGGACCGTCACTTGTTGCTGGAACGGATGCATCCTACAAAATGAGCCTCCTGGGGCGCAGCCAGCCTCCCAGGACAAAAAAAAAGAATTGGCCTCCATGGCCTCAGTAATTGATCAAACCGTCCCACGAACCGACTCCATGACGAGCGTCGTAGTCGCCGTTTAGGAGATGCGGCGGAGGTAAAGTTGCGTGCGAGTCATTACAACTGAATTTGCGTCCGTACGACACCAAACGCCAAACGGAAACCGCTTAGTAACACTTGCCGACCGGCTTGGTGTGTTTACAGTCAACGTAGTAAGGTTATTGAGCGTGCGGAAAATACTTGGGACAAGTCCCCTATTACTCATCGTATTCGCAGAAGCTTCGAGCACGACCGTCGTATCGGAGTGAGCAACGATTCTGAAAGTAAGCCGCAATTCGAATCCCTGGACATCGCCGATAGCACCATTGTCAACGATAAGTTCGGTAATCCGATCAGGGAAATCAGTCGGCTGCGTAGCCGTGAAACTCGGGCTCATGTAAATACCGCTGATAGCCGCAGGATTCGAGTTTGTAAATCGGCCTGCGATATACAGCTCGTACGAGCATCCGCCGACAAGAGCAGAGATCGGAATATCTCCTTCACTTGTACCCAGGTTAGCGATATCGATCAGCCCAGGGCCAAACGGAGGAGCAGCGATAGTCGAGATAGTGAACACAGGACTTGTCCCAGCGGCACGTCGATAAATTCCGCCGCCAAGCTGGACGGTGTCATTCGAATCGGCGTCGGTAATCTGATACGATTCAGCGGCTACGCTCTTCGCCTTAAGTGCTCCGACGATCGGGTTAAGCCACGTCTTTTCATCGACTGTACCTGAGTTAAGCGAGCTCACGTTCATTTTTTTCCTTTTTACAATATAAGCACAAAGAAAAAAAAATTGGGTCTGTGAAATTTTTTTGCCTGTTTTTTACTTGATCATCCGAGCAAGTTGGGCTCGAGTGACCTTTTTGCCGCCAACCATGCGTCCACCAGTCACATTTCCACCAATAAGGCCGGTGCCGAATGACCGTACAAGACCAGCATTGCCAGCGTTGCCGTCATCTGAATTGATGTACGAGTTCAACGCAGTGACGAATGGTGCAGCCTCGGGAGCAATCCCAGGAATGATCTTAGCGGCAAGCGCGGTAGCAGGTCGCATAACCTTCATGAATAGGTCGCGCGCCGACGTGAATCCCGTCTTGAGATCGTCGAAGAACCCATCGCCGTAAAGATCGCCCCGAGACTTGTACGGCTGAGCCGCCTGCTCCTTGGAATTGATAACGTCCTCGTTCGTAAGGATGCCGACGCTTCGGATGACGTTCTGCTGCGCGACAGTCATGACGCCCGTAGAGATGATGACACACGTCAAGTTGACGCCGTATGGAAGGGGGACAGCAGCGTACTGAACATCTGCATTTTCAGCTCGCGTCTTCACGTTTGTGAAATTGACAATGATACGCAGATTGTACGAACCACGCAAACCGACGGCCTGGTTCGAGCGCAGAGGAATGTCTTCGCCGAAATCGAGCGCGAGAACCGATCCAGTATCGCGGTTCCACTCTGTCCACGTCAAGTTCGTGTTGTTCTTAGCGGCAATGTTGTACAGATCGACCGTCGTAGCTCCAGACAAGATAGCGTCTCGGTTGTCGAACGAGATATTCACCGAATCGATCCTACAATACGTGTCAGGCCTCCATGACATGGCAGCACCATCGCGCTCGTCGACGAAGAGCAAGATGCGGCTTGGAATAGAGTTAAGTTGAATGTTGTTCATGTTGATCTGACCAGACGCCGCGGCATCGACGAATACAGGACCACTCGTGACGTTGACGATCGGCTCGTAGTACGGATAGTTGTTGATAGGCGGTATGATCTGAAGAGCATCCGGCGTCAGGTAGTTGACGTACACGGCTGCATCTACAACTCGGCCGACAACAGTTGCCGTAGGAGCAAATGTAGTTACGCCGTGAATGTTTCGATTGCCTCTCGGATACGGGCACAGAGCGCCTGTACCAGCGAAAGACGTGATTGCGTCTCCAAGTCCGTTAGGGCCGCGGCCTCCGAGCGTAAGCTGCAGGTTCATTGTCTGGATCCCAATCAGGCCTGTATCCTGCGACCCGCGCTGGAACAAGAACGGGCTCAGGAACAGAGGCTCGATAGTAGTGTACTCGAGGATAGATGTGTACGACGTAACACCATCCCCCCTTGGATTAAAGACGATGTTGATGCCATACAGAGTCGAGCGATTCGTCTGTACAGGGTTGTCAGCACGAGCACCGAATGGACTGATGGCCGTCCCAGCCGCCTGACCGTAGTCTTGGACAATGTCCAACTGAGTAGGAGCAAGACCCTGGTCGATCTCGGCCTGACCGAGTCCGTTTGCATACCGGGTTGTAGCTCGCCAGTATTGGCCGAGATTCTGCGAAAGCCGATCATTGTTGATCGAGACCTGAAGCGAACGAGTTGCATTTGCAAGAGGGAACGCACGAGGTGCGATGACGTTTCGAGCAGCCGTATCGCCTAGATCGACTCCTGCGTCTGCCGTCGCACCAGTCCCAAGGTAATTAAACGCGTATTGGTTGTTAGCAAGAACACCGGTCACCTCGACTCGGAACTTGCATAGAATCGACAGGCGACGATTGACGAACACTCGCGTAGACGGAGGGTTCAACGTGAAGTTCATCTGCTCGCTCGGAACACCGCCGTCTGGCGGAACTCGAACAAAGCCGGTATCCTGCGGACCATCGAAAATCTGATACGTGCGACGAGCGTAGCTGTTTACGTCTGTCCTTGAATCCACTACTCGCTGAGTAGCAAGGCGCTCGACAGTGATCGACATCTTACGTTTTTGGTTCCCTTTTCCTTTTTTACGGATATAGCACTGCGAAAAAAAAACTGGGCGGAAGAGAATTTTTTTTTACTTCCGGCGAAACATCAACTTGGCCGAAAAAACTCCATTAGGAGGAAGGATGAGTTCGTACCGAGTCCCAGAGTAAGATGTCCACCACGCTTTTAGCTCAACTCTGTAAAGAGGAGAACGTCCACCTAGAGAAACCATCCTATACTCGGCTGTAGGAAGATACTCGATTCTGTTGTGCGCCTCCATCGGGTTCTGATCCTGAGGGAGAATGAAGTCAGTAACCACCGCCAGAGAATTCGTCGTAGTCTGTGAGTTTTGTCCGTATCCTACATTACCCGGAACAGACTCCTGGTAACTTGGTAGAGAGCTCGTTGTAACAAAAACTGTACGAACAGCAGCCCAATTTGAGATCGACTTAGCAGACTGCTCCAGGTACACAAGATTCCCAGCCGGATAATATCCCGGTGACTGAAGAGCCATAGGTAGGCCAACTCTGTTAGTTGCAGCCGCCTGGACGAACTCAGGATTCCACGTGAAAAGCATCACGTCCTTGTTCAGAGGCTCGTTTGGCCCGATGATGATAGATGGGAAAGCGTACATGTACTTGTAGAACACATCGGACACGTATATAGTAAAGTCGTTGTACGTCGTCACGTAGTCCGCCGAGAAGTAGAGACGGAATAGCTGAGTAGTCGCGTCCCAAACGAACCTCGGAGGAAACTGTGGCTTAGACCCCCCGATAAGAGGCCACGCGTTCTTAAGCGTGTCGTTGATAAGCTCAGTTCCAAGAGCAATGCTTTGCACGAATCCTGACGGCTCAAGACTCTGGACATAGAAAGGGCCATAGTCAACGCCAGAGCTACGGAATGTCATCGACAATTGCGTGTTCGACCCAGATCCCATTGGAAACAGTGCAATAGGTAGAAGAAGAGAGTCGATATCGAACCTCACGATTGACATTTCCCAGTTCTCTGGAACATCGACAATAGGAATGCTCCTACTGTCATTTATCTCGGCAGGAACACGATTCGTCGTGTTATTCACGATGGTACAGTTGTAATAAATCAGATCCTGTCCATCCATCTCCTTTTTTTTGTATATACTACGAAGATAAAAAAAAGAAAATGACGATCGATCGCTCTTTATCCGATAGAGAGATAACAAAATTCACTGGAATGCCATGTTACATTTACAGTGAGCTCGAGAGACTAGTGCACTTGCCTCGTACGCCGTTTTGCCTATTGTACGAGTTCAAACCAAGTCATGGTCACTGGTGTCTTGTACAAGACACATTCGACACAGACGGAGAGCCATGCATCGAGATGTTCGATAGTTACGGCGTATTTCCAGACAGCGAACTCAATTGGGTCAATCCGGAGTTCAGGAAGGTATCCGGTCAATTGCATACAAAGCTCATTCAGCTTCTACTGAACTCAGGTAAGCAAGTAGCATACAACCACGAGTGCGTCCAGGGACCAAAGTCATGCACATGCGGGAGATGGTGCATCTTGAGACACTTAAACAAACGAATGTGCGTCGAAGATTTTGTTGCAATGGCACGAGCGGAAGCAAAGAAAGAAAAGATCTCACTCGACGAGCTAGCACTCAGGAGCGTCCCGCTTTAACTCGTCAAGACTGGTCGTTCTTGAGAACATACACCTCGTGCTCTGTAACTACATAGTTAGGAATCGTGAGTCCTAAGCACGTCCAGCGAGACTTTGAATCAAGGATCCTACGAATCTGTTTTGGCTGAAGGCCTGCATAAACTTTAAGGTACCTCTGGATGTGGTAAGCAGATCCGCCAGTGAAGAAGACAACGCGATTCGCCTCGTTCAGGAGAGTGCGAGACCTGCTGTAATCCATCAACTGGTGAGCAAGCGTAATCACGTGAATCTCGTACTTACGGCCATTCGCTAGAAGGTCACTGTTCAAAGCCTGAACCGCCTGCTGAAGTCCCTTGTCCTGCAGATTGTCCGTGTCGTCAAAGACAACTAAAGATTTCGCTAAGTCGGTCAGAGTAGGCGGCTTTTCAATAAACGTCTCGTCTAACGCAATCTGGTTGATCGGAAGGATCTTGTATGCTTTCTCGTCTTCGTGTGTCGAAACCAAGAATACGTTCCGTTTAGGGTACATCTCCGTATACTCTCGGATGTACTGCGCCGTAAAAGTCGACTTACCAGACCCAGACTTACCGGCTACAAAGATGCGCTCTGAGTCTTTTGATGGATATACACACAATGTCTCCGAGTCGGTCCTGTACTCGTACCGATTCTTCCTGTCGTAGAGCTCACGGAGGGAGTCCATATGGTCCTCCAACTCGGGAGGATAGTCACGGCGCTCATCAAGTAGCGCATTACGGATGGCCCTTCGCTGTGCAGCAGACATAAGCTTTTTCGACGGAGCAAGCTCATGGTTTCCGAACAATTCGAGAGGATCTTGCTTGAGCTCCGTATCGCCTGAGTCGTTGGTGATAAAGATTGTCTTCCCCTCATCTTTTCCTGTATATATCACGGCAACAGGAGTTCCTTTTTTCAGGGATATCATTTCCTTTTTTATCATAGATAAACAAAAAAAAATTTTGGTTTACTATTTACTAAACTAAATCGTTTTCACTTGTACAAGCTAAGCGTTGCTGCCTTCCACAACATAAGGTGTCTGGCATGTGCGTCCGAGTCCTCTTTTGCCGCGTCGTTGAACGAAGTAGCGAAAGGGTACAGGTACGGGTTCTGTTCAGGATTCGCAGCAGCGCTTCGATCAAGGAGGAGAGGAAAGGAGACCTGACCCGGAGTCCTAGTCATGTTGATGAGGTGCTCGACCTTCATCTCGGGACTGATGATCTGGTCGTACGACCTCTTCATTCCACCGGTAACAGCAGCCATCGGTGATCGACCATGCCCATCACGTCCGTACATCTTCGCCCCACATCCTGTATTCGTGATGTACCCACCACGATATCCACCAATCGACGATCCTCCGTACATGTCTGCGTGAGACTGCCTCTTGTAGAACTCCCAGATCGCAGCTGGGCTAATCGCTGTCACTACCTCTTGCGTCGTCATTCTTTCCTTGTTTCTCCGTATAAACAAAAGAAAAAAAATCTAACGGCTAACGATTAAGATGCAGATCATTGGGTCGAAGGCAGATGTCTACTTCGGTAAGGCAACTCGCACGAGTGGAGGACTGAAACGGGAAGACCTGATGATGAACCAACGAAACCGAGTGATAAGTCGAAAGGCATACGAAGCCGCTCTAACACGATATGAAACACGGAAGAAAGACCTCATCAACTCTGCTCGCGAAGGAAAACGTAGGAAGGGAATGGATCCACGTCTTGGATCTTCATCGTCTCTACCAACACCATTCTGCGGCGTATTCAACGCCAAGTACATCGAGAATAAGGTACTCACAGACGAACAGCGCCTAAAGCTTCTCAAAGAACGCGCAAATAAAACCTTCTAATTAGAATGAAAACAGCATGACCTACGAATGGGACACACCGGAAGCAGTGGAGGCAATCATACCTACTCTCAAAGAGAACGGTGTCAGTACAACCGCACGGTCTCGAGACGGATTCATTCCTGCATACCTACATTACCGATCTCCTACAAAAATGGAAAGCATAATGGCACCAGGAGAACGAGTCACATGGGCACAGAAGAGGGAACTTTTCATACGACGAACACTTGCTGCTTATAAGATAAACCCAACTTACAGACGAGCGCTGTCGCTCTTGGCGTGGGCTTACACGCCGCGTGACTATAAATACGCGGCACGCAAGAGTAGCTAATGGAAAACAGATGCGAGGGCTGGAAACAAACACACACAAATCGTGTGTGGTTTATTTTTTTACTCTGTTTTTATTTTACTTTGGTGTTTGTGACACGCCAAGACACGAAAAATGAGCGGAAATCGGGGACCGTGTGGAAACCTTA